GTAGGTTTAGTCGCTGTGGTGTCCATAGAGAAACTCAGAGATCCAGTGTCAAACAAATCGACGCCCCACAGTTTATTAGAGGCAATCCCATTTGAGGTATCAGTTCTCCCGGCCATTAAGAGATGCTGGTCAAAGCCAGCTTCCTGGGAATAGTAGGTTCCACCGATGTTCGCATAAGTCTGTGTAGCATTGGCATAGGTGCTCACTGAGGAGACATTAGCTGAGGTGGCTGCGTATACGTTAGGGAGATCCATGAAGGACCAGGTGTTATTTCTGTAGTTGTACACGGCAGCTCTGTTGCACCCGGTGGTGTCAGCAAAGGAGACCATGTCGTCACCAGATACATAGCAGAAATAGATCTCCTCGAGGTCCTGGTTGTGGGCGACAAAGCATCTGTCAGTCAGGGCGTTATTCAAGGATGCAAAGATGTAGTCTTTGACACGCTGGTCAGCTATGGATGTTCTGGAGACACCATCGTTAATGTAGATGTCATTACTATCGAAAACGAAGTGCTTGCGCTCAACTTCGACAACACAGTTCTGATTAATAATACCAGCGTCTGCAAAGACCTTGCGGAAGTTAAAGATAAACTGACCACCTACGAATTCCATCTGCCACACCTGGTCACTCGAGTAGATCATTAGGTTAGACCCTAGGGTAGCTGTGTCGATGATCGGTGTCGTCATTTGAACTAGGTCATTAAACCCGGCTGACTTAGTTGTGTCTGTGGGGTCCCAAGAATCTGGGATAGCATTAGCAGTGGCAATGTTCGACCACTTAACTCTGTTAGGGAAGTTCGTGGAGCCCTCGGTCATGTTAGAGGCTATCAGGAAATCCCCGAAGCTCCTGAGTGAACTAGTTCGGTAAGTAGAGGGCCAGTTGGTCAGATCTGCAAAGTTAGTACCACCGGGGGCTCTGAAGACGGGCACACGGTCTTCTCGGTTTATATAAGTGACATCAGCCAGGGAGCAGCTCGTATAGGACTTAACTGAGGATGAACCACTGATGGAACCTGAGCGGTCATTAAGAGTGCCACCACCGTACTCGTGGACCTCGTAATCATCGGATACGACAATAACACTGTCGAAGCCTGTAGAGGAGTTGATACCGTGGAGATGCTGAGGTGAGAAACTGATGCTGTCTTTGACAGTGCGGAACACGGGGGCTCTGGATACACGACCACTCTGGAAGCGTACGTTGTTAGCTCGGGTGAATGCGTTGAAGGGTAGGTTGTAGGGGTCAACGTCGGTGACGACCCCAGTGGAACCGAGGTCTCTAATAGGGAGATTTGCCATCGTTAGTGACCTATCGCAATAAATCTACATAATAGTGAACTCTCTTGAATAGCTCCAATCCCAATCTTGACGGTCGTGGTTGTTAACGTGTGAATTGATACCATAGCGTCATCAGTAGAAGAAGTATTTGCTTGGGCTCCATAAGTAGCAGTGGCTTGGAGACACGCATTAGGGAACGTGTATGGCAGACTTACAGTTGTGCTTGTATCTCTCCCACAAGTAGCACTTCCCCATTGCATTATGAGGCCACCGGGGAACACCTGATAGCCATTAGAAGCCAGGCTCTTAGCCCCTCCCGTTACTTCAGTTCTCAACTTAGCTGCGGTTATTGTGCTTTCGACAGTAGAAGTACCAGTTGCCCACACGGAAGCAGCCTGGGCTGGTGGGCTTACTTTAGCGTCCAGCTGTGTCTGTAGGTTACTAGTGACGCCATCGACATAGTTGAGCTCTGCGGTAGTCGCAGTAACTCCATCGAGTATATTCAGTTCAGCGGCAGTGGATGTTACGCCATCGAGGATGTTCAGCTCAGCTGCGGTAGAGGTTACACCATCCAGTATATTTAGTTCGGCTGCGGTGCTTGTGACCCCATCTAGGATGTTCAGCTCAGCTGTGGTCGCTGTGACTCCGTCTATCAGGTTCAACTCAAGTTGTGTCCCAGTGACGGGACCAGTGATATTAGGGAAGGTTGCTTTGATGGTACTCTTGATTAGGCGGATGTGATCGTCGGCAGCTGAGAGGGCGTCGGTGGCCGCTGGGTTAGTTGCTACGAGATCATCGATGTACGTGCCTGTTTCTAAAGCCATACTTGGTTTTCCTTTATGTGTTTCTTGGGTGGGCCTCTACTCAAAGAGGTGAATAATAATAATAACAAGGGCGAGCCTTTACCGGACTTTTGAAATCATTATGTCATTATTAGCCCCTGGGGGTCATTTTCATGGGTAATACAATTCCAAATCATTAGATCATTAGCTAAGTCATTGATATCATTAGATACCTATGAACAATTGATCAATCATCTACTGTTCATCTTAGGTAATCTAGATCCTAGACATTAGCGACATTTGCTCTCTGAAAATTGTTGGGATAAAGGCTATTTCTTTTGTCTGCAAATCGGGAGCTTATTATTACTTACTAAGTCTTCCTTAGTCTCCCTAAGTCTTCCTAAGCCCACCTTAGTCTTCCTAAGTATCTACCCAAGTATCTACATCAGACTACCTCATTAATTATCTTGAGATATCTGTTGTAGATCTTTAGATCTGTTGGTTTGAAACTTAAGAGTACTCTTTAGTATATCTATAAGGGTCGTCCAATTAATCTGATGAACAATAGATACACAATCGATTTGCATCCTTACTACATCTAGTGCTAATACCGATTCGGTAGCTACCTGGGGGAGACAGTGGGCTTCGTAGGTCTTGTTACCTACACTTCAAAGCTACTGTCTCCTTATCAACCTAGGTGTCTACTCACAGCTCCTTTGCCCTGTCGCTGCATCGATGTAGCAAGCCTCAGCTACTGGGTCAGCTGGTGTCTCGTTTAGTATTCCATAGCGTTTACCAGCTGCTCTGAAGGTAGTGATGCCTTTGCATCCTCTTCTCCAGGCATCTCGGTATAGGCTCTTGAAGTCGTCGAAGGTTACGTCATCACCGACATTGCATGTCTTAGACACTGCGCTGTCGACCAACCTGGATGCAGCACACAGTACATCTAGGTGTTCTTGGGCTGTGATCTGGTTAGCTGTTCGACCTGTAGTTCCTTTGGAGTATGCATAGTCTGTCACTGTCTCTACTCGGTCACCCTCGAAGGTTCTGTAGGTTCGATCGTAACTAAGACTGAAGGGTGGCTCGATGCCGCTGCTCACGTTGTCAGCTGTGATACTGATAGTCCCAGTAGGTGCTATGGATGTCAGATGGCTGTTCCTCATCCCGGTCTGCCACATCTTCTCTTGGAGCACGTCAGGAAGTCTTAGGATGAATGGTCGGTTCATATATTCATTTCTATTCCACTTAGGAAAGACACCTTTCTCAACAGCCAGGTCAGCTGATGTATCGTAGCAAGTGTCTCTTAGTTTCTCTAAGATCTCCTTGGTAAAGTCTATGAACTCTTGAGTACCGTAAGCCTTACCGATCATCTCTCCGGCATTAGCTAGACCAGTGATGCCTAAGCCCATCCTTCGTTTGTCTTTGGCTTCCTTCTCTTGCTCTGGCAGTGGATAGATCGTGTTGTCGATCACGTTGTCCATTGCTCGGACTACCTCAGGTATATCTCTCTCGAAACCTTTCCAGTCGAACTTGTTCACTTTGATTATGAAACCACTGTCCATCTCCTGGTAGATATACTTAGTCAGGTTGAAGCTACCTAAGAGACAAGCACCAAAGGGTGGCAGCGGTTGCTCACCACATGGGTTAGTCGCTGCTATGTCTTCACAATATGCCAGGTTGTTGTCGTCGTTGATTGCGTCCAGGAATAAGACACCAGGCTCAGCCCAGTCCCAGGTACTTCTCATGATTGTATCCCAGAGTAGTTTTGGGTCGACTGTTTCATAGACCTTACCCTGGAACTTGAGATCAAATGGTATGTCATTATCCAGGTGATACATGAAGTTCTCAGTCACTCCGACGGATATGTTGAAGCCCTGTAGGCTAGTGCTGTTGTGCTTGCATGTGATGAATTCCATGATGTCTGGGTGCTCGATAGACATCACTCCCATCTGGGCTCCTCTACGGTGTCCTGAGGAGCTAATTGTCTGACAAACAGCGTCAAAGATTCCCATGAAACTAATAGGTCCACTAGACTTGCTGTCTAAGCTCTTAATGAGGTCACCACGGGGCCTTAAGAGGCTGAAGTCGTAACCTATGCCACCGCCTTTCCGCATCGTTTCCGAGGCAGCTGTAGCAGCACTCATCACGCTTTCCATGCTGTCCTCAATTGGTTGACTTACGAAGCAGTTGTAGGCTGTGGTTTGTCTTACGGCTCCCATGGCATTCTGCACTCGACCAGCTGGTAGAAATCTCTGGTTCAGTAGGATGTCTTCGAACTTGTCACGGTGGCTCTCAGTGTCTCCCAGGGCCTTAGCTATACGGCTACACTTGCCGTGGAAGTCCTCACCCTTCTGTCTGTACTTAGTCTCGTCGATCTCATTGGAGAACGCTAGTTTCGGGCCGTGGTGAATATCATTTGGTAGTATCATTTGGTTCTTTTCCTCTTAGGTGATTAATTCTCATTTCGATGTACCTGGCAGCTTTGCCCAGGTCTCTTAGCTCTGCTTGCTGTGGTGTCTCACCCTGGTTAACCTTGTGACCACATCTCATGATGTATTTGATCACTGAGCCCTGCCAAAAGGACAGGTGGTTCTTTAGGATAAAGTTCACGGGTTCAACGACAAACCTGGTGTAATGCTCAGGCTCTACGATTTGGTCTGAGCTTCCCTTGGTCTCCAGGGTGTCAGAGTGATACACGCTGCTATCGTGCCAGGGGTATGAGGTCATGCTTCGGCTCCCATAGTTTGATTGTCCCGGTATCCTCGTCCCAATCTGTGTACCGAAGTATCCGAGCCATTCGAGCTTGGAGTAGGGCGTCCTCTTTGGTCTGCCCGGCCTTTATGTAGGCTCGTTCCACCAGGGACCAATCAGGTCTCGTTCCCAGGATCTTCTCAGCTGTCTTAGGACCACAGCCTCTTAAACCTATGTAACCGTCGGTCGTATCTCCAGTTAATGACTGGATGTAGAACTGCCTGTTAGCTTGCTCGAGGGTTATATCAAGCAGCTCATCTGTAGCTGGTCTGTAGAGACGCCCTGGGACACCTTTGAGGTCCTTGTCGTCACTTACGACAATAGCTTTGGAGCCGGGCACTGTAGAGATAATACCCATGACGTCATCAGCTTCCATGAAAGGCTCAGACCACCACTGCCAACTATACTTTGCCCAGTCGACCATAGCTTTATACCCAAGAGGCTTCCTGACCTTTTTACGTCCTGACTTGTACAGGGGGTCCAGCTCTTTTCTAAAGTTCTGATGATCGGTGACGCACATGATCAGGTTGTTACATTTTAACCTGGTAGATATGTCGTCCATCTGGTTTGCGAAGATCTCTTTGGCAACCTTAAGATCTGTGGTTAACGTCCAGACGTCTTCTCCCCAGTCTGTCTCGATCTCAGTTGCAGCACATGCTCTGTAGAGATACAGATCGGCATCGATCAATAGGTAGGGCTTAGTTAGCCCCTCACTTAATATCTTCATCAATCTCTCCTTTTGTGTAGCTGACCATTTCAGAAAGGGTCACTCTTGTACTCAAGCCACTCTCGGTAAGAAACCATCTCGAACCCCATTGGTCCTCAGCTGTTGCTGTTGATATCCATCCCTCTGAGGCACAGACACCGACCCACATTGAACAGGCTCGAGCTACTCTCGAATTAATCTTAAGTCTTGCATTGGCAGCTGTGTCTAATACGAAAAGGATCAATGCCATCTGGCGGTAATTGTAGTCCTCTTCAGTGGGTATCAGCCCAAGTTGTTCCAACGGAATATTCCGAGGCGATACCAATTCTTGTCTTAAAGAATTCGCCCGCTTTTTTCGCTGCTCGTCCAGTGATATTACCGACATATTCTGCTGTCTCCTTATCTTTTACTGCTATTTCAATTTCGTCATGGACCCAGCCCATAATGTAAGCCTGGCCTTCTAATGTGTCCTCGAGCTCTGCATTCACCAGGGCAACCCATTTTGCACAGATTGAAGCTGCTCCTGACTGTAGGAGCTGGGACAGCTGGCGGTGAGGTGATCTGAGGTATAACCGTCGACCACATAGTCCGTTAAGGTATCCACGTTGAGCTGCTGAGTTTAGCTGTCTCTTAAGCTGGGCAAATGCCGGGACTGACTGATCATAGTTCTTTTTGAGCTTCTTACCGTCCTTAGATGAGCCACCGACAATTTCACCAATGAGCTTATCTCCACCGCCATAGATCATTGCGTAGATTAAGGTCTTTGCTTGGTCTCGGGTTTTGGCCCCAAAGCTTTTCTGATTGTATGTATGGATGTCACCAGAAAGGATCTGGTTGGCATAAATACCATCATCATAGGGGTATAAATAGGAGGCTAAGATTCGGAGCTCGATGCCCGAAAGATCTGACCCGACCATCATCCAACCCTTAGGTGCTCTGAATAACTCACGGCACTCTTTTCCATAGGGAGCAGAGGCTCGAGGCACTTGAGCCAGGTTTGGTGACCTGTGTGATGCCCTGCCAGATATAGTTGCACCGGGTATTATCCGGTGTCTTAGGATACCGTGCTTATCTACAAGTTTTAACCAGGCGTTTTTACCTTCTGCAACTTGTCCAATGCGCTTTTGAATTGTGAAGAACTCTTCAAGTTTCTTAGCCTCAGGGTAATGAAGCTTACTCAATATGGACTCATCTATGGTAGCGACCCCACCAGCAGAATATGCTTTTGGCTTCCAACCATACTTATCGACAAGCGATCGATGGATGTGAGCTCGAGAGTTGGGGTTGAACTCAACCTCTTTGGTTTTAATAAATGGCTCACCCTTGATGTAACCCCGGCTCTTATTATTTGCCTTGGGGATAAACTCAGTCTCGACCGTCCAGGGTGGAAACAGGGTTACCAGCTCTTCCTCGAGCTCACCTCGTCTCTTACTTAGTTTTGCATAGAGAGATCCAGCTGCTTTCTCGTTGAAGGTCCAACCCTTGTTAGAGATTCTCTGGCACACCATTGCAATCTCATGGTTAAGATCAATGGACATCTCAGAGAAGCCACTGTTCTCCAGCTCTAGGTGTAGACTTAAGTTAACTTCTACATCTTGGACACAGTACTCGAGCATCTCTTTTGAGTACTTCTTCCAATCAGTTTCAAAGTCACCCTTGTGTACCCCGAGCCTAAGGCCCCAGGCTTTTAAACTTTGTGAACCCCATAGTCTTTTGGGTAATTTGTTCTTGATGGCATCCTCGGTCAACACGTCAGCTTTGATTAGCCTGGACATAACGATGGTGTCGTTGATCTTTCCCATCGGGATGAAGTCCGGGTAGACTATTTGGATCGCTGGTATATCAAAATCGATTATATTATGACCACAGATCCAATCGGCTGCCGCCAGTAGCTCAATGGCTTCTGGGACCTTCTTAGGTGGGTAACTGTGATATATCCCTGTATCGATGTCCAACAGGACGACACAGTGGATTGTATCCATAGTATCTAGAAGTCCGTTGGTTTCGATGTCGAATATGAACCTCTTAAGCATCTACCATCTCCTTGATTGCCAAACCTATGTTCATAGCTATCTGTGGGACGATGGCGTTACCCAAGCCCTTAAGCCTGTTAGCTCTGCCTTTCATCCCGGTGACTACTCTTGGGATGTCTTCTGGCTCTGTGTCCCATCCGTCAAATCCGTCCAACCTCGTGGGTAGCCCATCAGCCATTCCACCCAATTCGGGTTGAGACTGCCTTTCTTCCACTCCTCTGGTGTTGTCCCTCGTACTTCTGGATGGTTTCCCAACATTCCCTGCATCTTGCCGTTTGGTGTCCCAGCTGCATCTTCGTTCGCTGTCGGTGTGGACCACATTGCCACGGCTGTTGCTAATGGGTTGCCCGATGATGGTACTTTCTTCTTGTCTCCCTTGTGGTTCTTGTATGGGCCGCCTGTTGAAGCTATCGGTGTGGGCCACATCGTTGGGTCTTGGTGGTATTGCACCGAAGCTGTCAAATTGTGTTGCATTGCTTTGCGAACGCCCTTGCGCTTTGCCAATGTCTCCATTCCTTCTTCGCCCCCGACTCTCGGTGTCGGCCAATAACCGCTGTTCATGCTTGGTGCTAGTTGGTTCGCTTTGGCGGTCGGTGTGTGCAATAATCCAGAGTCTG